CATCAAAAGTATTTGGTTTTCTTTCTGTTCCATTTTCTTTTTTTACAATTATTTTAACATTTTTTTTGTCATCATATAAGCTTAAGTTCAAATCACCAATTTCAATTTCATTAACTTTGGCAGAATACACCCCAAAAGAATCAAAAGTTATAGGCTTACCATTTTCATCTTGGTCAAAATTTATGGTATCACCTCTTAAAGTATATGTTAAATCTTTATTAGGTATGAAATTGTCAAAAACATCACCCAAAGTACCTTTAACTTTTGATATTTCATAGTTTCTAATAATTTGTTGTGCTGGCACTATACCAGTACCTTTAGGATTTTCTCCTTTTATTGCACTCATAATCATATTTAAAAGACTAGGTTGTTTATAGAAAGCTTTTTTTAATATTGGGTCGTTTATAATAGCGTCCATAGTTTGTTTAGCATTTTTTTTAGTATTTTTTTTAGCATCAACCGTAACAGGTTCTGATGTATCTTGTTTAGGTTCTTCTTGTTTAGGTTCTTCTTTTTGCCCAGAATCTTTATCAACAAAAAATTTTTTAACTTCTATTTTGAATTCTTTATCATCTGCTTGTGATTTAAACATGGTAAAACCATCTTCTTCATAAAAAGGGTTATCCGTCAAATCAATTTTTAAAATGATTGGGTTTGTTGACTTTGATGTTGCTTGTTTCATTGAAACAACAACATATTCTTCTTTTTTTTCTTGAACAATACCATCCCATTTGAATTTTGAATCAAAATGGATTTCATCATCCACTTGAACATTTTTAAGCTCATTGTAGTATTGCTCTACAAAGTTAGAACCAGTTTTATCCAAATCATGTTCTACTTCATAACTATCCATTTGATGACCGCTTTTTAAACTTTGTTCATCAGCAAATACCTTTAAACCTACAACGTTGTTTATTACCAAGGTACCACATTTTCCAAAATTTACTTCAAACTTATTTCCATAAATCATCGTATCAAAACGTGCATCAATACTACAACCTTTTGTTTTGGTTCCTTTATTGATATCCTTTATCATTTTATGACCGTTTATCTCTTCAAATTTGAAATCATATTCGGTATCGCTACCACCTTTAATTCTTTGAACAACTGAAAAGAATTGGGCTTTAGGGTTATCATTGAAAAATACTGATAGTTTTTCTGGACTAGGTGCTTTCCTAACCTCATCAATATAATTTTCTATTAGCTTAAACTGTTCCTCGGTCAATATTATTTTCATGCTGGTCTTTTTTTATAAATATCTATCAAAGTAAAAATCCCCATAAAATGGGGATTTTTTTAATTGGCTGGTATTTCACCATTTTTCATTCTTGTTTTTAATGCATCACCACTTATTTTTTTGGTTCTGGACCCCTTTCCGTTGTTTCCTTGGCTTTGCTCTCTAGCTTTTTCCATCTGTTCTTCTTGCTTGGTGGCATCTCTTGTTAATTGTCCTATGAAAAATCGCCTCTCGTAAGTAGGCATTGACAAGACATCAGTATATGTCATATTTTTCATGTATTGTGTACAAATCCATATCTCTTCCAAAAGAGGGACTTTATACTCTGATGTTAGGCCAAAAAAAGTTAAGGTTAAGGGGAAGAAAGGTTTCAATAGACCCACCTCCAGGAGTCTTAACCGTAATATTCATGTCAATACCGCATTCAATGCTGGTCACATAATCACTGAAAGCTTTGCCATCACGAATTCTAATGGTATTCACGTATTCTTTGATAAAGTTCCTATCCCTATTTCCATTGACCTCAATAATCAAATGTTCCATTGTGTATGTAGCCATGTTATTTACTGGTACCTTATTTTCTTTGTCCTGTTCCAACTTGGTTTCAATGATATCAGAATCACCACAAGTTAACATTTTGAATTTTATAACGTCTTTTGAACTAGGAAAAACAAAATCAAATAACCCTTCAGCATCTGGTTCAGCACCTAAATTCTTGGTCTTAAGCTCATTTAAATTTAATTCTGTATCAAAAGGAACATCGTTTTCATCAAATAAGGTAACTGGATACATCTCACCATAAGCTGTAGCTCTAAGCCAAAGCATAATAGAGTTACGGTCACCAACCAAAAGGTCTTTGTATCTTAAGTCTGATTCAAGGATTTTTCTATTCATAAGAATTTCCAAAAATTCACCACTTTGTAACAAGTTAGGACTTGTAAGAATATTTTCATCAGCGGTAGTCATATACGAAACCCTAACGTTGGGTTTTTTCATTTTATAGGTTTTTCCTTGAGAAGGCAAAGGAATAACATCAAACGCTGAATTATAGTTAGGTTGGCTCAATTCAATAATATAAGGGTCGATACTTGAACTAACTTGACCGTAATTTTGCGGTTGTGTAATAGGTTGTTGAACTGGTGTTTGGTAATTATTTGTTTGCATAGTTTGATTGTTATTTTGATTAATTGTCTCTACTTTTTTAACAGAGGCTTCTTCATATTGTTTTTGATAACTTTGTGTTTGATTTGAATTATTAGCCAAACTTTCATCACGAATACGCATTTGTTCTTCAGATTTTTTTCTGATATCCAAGATTTCTTGTTCATATTTTGATACAACCCTAGGTGGTGGTGTTTCAGCCAATGATGGGTCTTGAACAATACCTTGTTGGTTGTACGCATTTACTTGTTGTTCAGTTCTTCTTCTCATCATTTCTACAGCATCAGCATGTCCTATTGGTATCTCATTAGGGACCATAGAATTCATATAAATTTCTTGAGTCGCAGCCAATTTTTCAGCTTCAAAAGCAGCTAATCTAGCTCTTTCATCAGCAGCTTCTTTTTGTTCCTTGGTAGGCAATGCATTAGTAGGTGTTGTATTAGTAGGGAATACGTTGGGTTTTCTATCCATTTTAAAAACGTTTAATAAATTGTTATAACTTTCTAATAAATATAATGGTTAGAATTTTTTTGTAAATGATTGCGCTTAAAATAAAAAAGGTTATTTATTGTCGCAAAACAATAAGTAACCTTTTTGTATAAAATTTTTAAATGATTGATAATCAAATACTTCCTAAAACAACAATATAGCTCTATCAAAACGCAATGTAGCAGTAATTTCTGCAATACCATCGTCATCCATTGATAAATCACCGAATCCTACGTTGGTAAGCATTGTACCGTCTAGTAACCATTTTTCAACAACCACACCAGTTGGGTCAAGCATTTCAAGCTCTACTGGACGTTTGTAACCAGCAGCATAACCTTGACGACCTGTGATAGATTCAGAGTGAAGACGAACCCACTCCATTATTGCTTGAGAAGCAGATGGACCAATTGGGTCACGGAAAGTAACATCAATTGCTTCCCATGTAAAACGTCCAATAACCCATGTAGAAGTGTTAAGGAAAGGGATTTCTACTTCATTTTGTGTAATTGAAGGTCTTGATGCAGATGCCAACCACCATTGTTGAATCCCCAAATCAGAAGGGAATGTAATAAGCCAACGATTCTTTTTCTTAGGTTCGTAAGGCAAGGGCATTTTCATTAATAAATCAGCCATATTTTCTTGTTTTTTAAAGTATTTATTAGTATATTTGCAATACTAAAATTATTGTTTAATATAAATATAAGAAAATACAAAATAATTCAATAAATGAGTAAAAAAGAAAAGTTTATAGTAAAGTGTGAAAATAAATTTGGTAATCAGTATGATTACTCAATGAGTGATTATATTGATTCTAAAACCAAGATTGATATATTATGTAATAAACATAATATAATTTTCAAACAAACACCAGCAGAACATTTGAGAGGTAAACTTGCTTGTAATTTATGTACTAGAAACCCAAAAGTTAATTCTGATTTTTTTATCAATAAAGCAAAATCAATTCATGGAGACAAATATGATTATTCAAAAACCATCTATGTTGATTCAACCACCAAGGTTAAAATAATATGCAAACAACATGGTGTTTTTGAGATGTTACCAAATAATCATTACAAACAAAATTGTCCAAATTGTTTTAATGAAGATAGATTTTTAACAACTGAATTGTTTATTGATTTGGCTAAAAAAATACATGGTGATAAATATTGTTACTTAAACTCAATCTACACCAATTCCAAAAATAGAATTAAAATATCTTGTTTAGAACATGGTGAGTACGAACAAATACCTAATGACCATTTATCTGGCAAGGGGTGTCCAAAATGTGGTTTTAAATATAACAACACTGAAAACGAAATCAAAGATTTCATTAAAGGTTTTAAATTATCATATATCGAAAACACCAAAAATATTATATCACCACTTGAATTGGATATTTATATCCCAAGTCATAACTTAGCAATTGAATTTAACGGGTTATATTGGCACTCTGAAATATATAAATCAAAAAATTATCATCTAAATAAAACACTAGAATGTGAAAAACAAGGAATACAATTAATACATATTTTTGAGGATGAATGGCTATACAAAAAAGACATCGTTAAATCAAGATTGACAAATATATTTGGAATGACACCAGAAAGAATATACGCTAGGAAATGTCAAATTAAAGAAGTTACACATATTGATAGTAAAAAATTTTTAAATATGAATCATATCCAAGGTCAATTAAACTCATCAATCAGATTGGGGTTATATTTGGATGATGAACTAGTTAGTCTTATGACATTTGGTGGTCTTAGAAAAGCATTAGGTACATCCCAAAAAGATGGTTCATACGAACTATTAAGATTTTGCAATAAATTAAACACAACTGTTATTGGTGGTGCCAACAAACTACTTAAAAACTTTATAAACTTATACAAACCAAAGGAAATTATCAGCTATGCTGATAGGCGATGGTCAATAGGAAACCTATATATAAAATTGGGATTCGACTTAAACCATTATAGCCAACCAAATTATTTTTATGTAATAAATGATAAAAGAAATAACAGGTTTAATTACAGAAAAGACGTTCTAATTAAAGAAGGTTTTGATAAAAATAAAACCGAACACGAAATAATGTTGGAGAGGAAAATATATAGAATTTATGATTCTGGGACTATATGTTTTAAATTAATGGTAAAAAAGTAAAATAAATTTGGTTTTACTGATTTTTTTTATTACCTTTGTATAAATTAAAACAAATGAAAAGATTATTAACATTTACACTTCTTATTTTATCATTGACCGCTTTAGCTCAAGATATTGAATTGATGAACAATATAAATACATACAGAGCATATAACAATAAACCAGTTTTATCTTGGTCAAAAGACGCAGCCGATATAGCCAAAGGCCAAACAAGTGTGATAATCTCACAAGATAGTCTTAGTCACTCACATTTGGCACCAGAAATCGCTACAATGGGTACGACATTACCAGCAACACAAGATAGTAAAGATAAATTTGCAGAATTTTTGAAATCAACATTCAATATTGACTATGTTGACCCTAAGAATGATAGCGATGTTATTAAAATGGTAAAACTATATGTTATCTATATGTTTGACAAATCACCAAAACACAAAGCAATTCTTTTGGGTGAATACAAATACGTTGGGTTTGATTTGGTCATTAAAGATATCAAACACAAACCAAACACCTTAACCATCAACGGAAAGACAATTGTTTTTAAAAATTTTTCTGATTATTACAAGGTAATGTTTTATTCAGTATTTGACTTTAAAACTTCGTAAAACAACTTACTGAACCTCTGTGTTTTGATTTGTGATGTTTACAACTAACTTTTTTGTTTTTAAAAGTAACTTTGTTTTTTTTATCTGAAGATATAAAAACCTTGGCCAATTCAAACCTATATTTTTTAATAATATCCTCTGGTTTAGGGTTTTCTTCTGGTAATTCTTGTTTGTATTCTACAACCATCTTTATTTTAACATAACGATATTCAGATGTCTTATCCCTCAACGCATTTAAAGCAACCTTATCGTCTTTAACCTTTAAAAATTGACTTGTACTGACAACATCAGAACCATTGTTAGGTATTTCTCTATGCGTTATAGTAACATTGCTATCCAAATCAGTAATTAAATTAGTTACACTTTTTGTTCTTAAACTAGCCAATTGTATATTACCTGTTGGGTCTTCATCAGTCTTAAATTTGAGAACCCTTTCAGCGTCTGTCGATGATTCAACATTGATTGAAATAATTCTACCACCAGAAGCTTGAATAGAATCCATTGCTGAAGTAATTACGTTAACACCATTAGAACTAAGTGTATACCCACCAGTGATAAATAAATTATCATTACCCAACTCTAGTTCTACCGTATCTTTGATTGTTACTATTGTCTTTGTGGTATTTCCTTTTATTGTATCTGAACTTATTTCAGATTTTTTTAAAGCATAACCCCTAGCCAATTCAACATCTAAACTTGTCAAATTATCAACAACTCTTGTGCTAACATTATAACTTATCTTATTATCAGCAGCAACCTCGTTAAATTTATTTTTTATTTTTTCAGCGTTTTTGGCCAACAAAGTATCTGGATTTTTCATCCCTTTTTCTTCATAGGCTTTTGCCAATTCACGTGTTTTATTTTCATCTTCAAGGGTTGCTTTTATTTGAGACATGGTTTGTTCGTCTTTAAGAGCATTTTGAGCCATTGTTTTATTTATCCCAGTCAAACCAACACCCATAAGCAGAGCAACACCTAAAAGAACTTCTTTCCAGCCTTCTTCCAAAAGTTCTGGACCCAACTCTAGGTTTTCATTTAAAACGTTACCAGAAGCGTTTAAACGGTTTTCTTGTTCACGCAATAGAATAGATTTATATTGCTCAGATGTTATTTTTATCTTGGTCATGATTTCTTTTCTATATAAATATTCATATAAAACAAAAAAGCTCCCGTTTGGGAGCCTTTATGTTTATTTTTAAATAGATTAGATGTTATTGAATGAAGCACCAGTGTTCATGATAACAAACTCAATTTGGATGAATTCAAGACTTCTTGTTGGTTTTAAGAAGATTTGACCAGTCAATTGATTTCTGTCGATGTCTTCTGGGCTGCTTGAAAGAACAACACGGAAATCAGTCAAACCTCTTTCAGTTCTGATGTTATCCAAGATTGGATTAACCAGTGCCAAGAATTGATTTCTAACAACTGAATCGTTTTGTTCGAACAACAATCTGATAGATACAGCAGAGATAAGTTTTCTAGCTTGTAACAACAATCTTCTAACGTTGATTCTGTTAAGAGCTGTTTCTTTAACTTGAAGAGTTTTATTACCCCAGATTTTGATACCATCAGATGTAAAGGTAGCGATTGGGTTAATTCTATTTTCATAAAGAGTATCTCTTTCTGCATGTGTAAGTTTTTTACGAGCTTGGATAGCGTCAACATCACCACGTTGGATACCAGCAACCGCAAACCATGGGAATGCGATATTGTCAGTCAATGCAATGTTACGTACTACATCTCTAGTTGGTGGAACAAAAACCAATACATTGTTTTCAGCGTCATTGATTTGAACCCATGGCCAATAAGTACATGTATAGTTGCTATCAAATTGGTCAGTCAAGTAATCAGCTGCTTCTTGTGCGGTAAGTATTTCACCATTATAATAATCTGGTGTGGTTACGATATACAATGAGTCAGCCCTTTCTTGTTCAACCATTTCAATTGAAGCTTCAACTAAATTAGTGTTGTCTATTGTGTCAATCCCTGGAGTTGCAAACACGTTTATGTTTACTGCTTCTGGGTTTCTAAATGTCCAGATTGCTTCTAAGTATGCGTAGTAATCAGAGTTGATACCTAAGTCACCATTGGTAAGAGTTTTGTTTTTGAACGCACCACTAGTTAAACCAGCTTGACCCCTAGTTCCATTGATAATGAAACTGTCAATGTTGCTTCTTCTTGTTCTATAAACATCCCAACCATCAAAACCACCGTAAGGTACAAATGTAAATTTACGAGCATAAAGTTTTTCGTAGTCAGTACCATTCAAACCAGCATCTGTTCTAAATTGAGCATTACCTGTATCAAACAAGAATATTGGGCTGTAAGTACCACCACTAGTATTAATTGTAATAAAAACGTTGTCAATTGTAACACCAGTAGCGTCAACGTCCATGTGGAAACCTTTGGTCATACCAGTCCACACATCTGGATTAGTTGTTGTAGGTTCACCTTTGTAATCAAAGAAATCGGAATCAATACCTACTGTTTCAGAAAGACCTAAATAATATTTACGTTTGTTTTCAAAAGTACCATAAGTTTTTTTGTACATAACTGTTGGGTCAAGCACACTTGAATTGCTATTGGTTTGGTAATTACGAATTGGGAAACCAACGAAACCAGATGGGAATGCATCACTAGTATCTGAAGTATCATCCATTTCAATCAACACGTATGAAGATTTAGAAACGTAAACACCATCAGTAGTACCAATTTTTCTACCAACATAATTAGCTGAAGTTGGGTCCATTGTACAACGAGTGTAAGCTTCCAATACTACTGGAGATGCATCAGTATCGTAGAAACTTCTAATATGGATATCAAATTCTTTAGAATCTGGTTTGATATTCATAATAGAAATCTTGAATTGTTCATTTGCAGCATTACCATCAGAAATAGTAATGAATCTAAACAATCTTAATACTTTATTACCACGCAATTCTGATACAACATAAGGAGTTATAGCTGATTTAAACTCTTGTAAATAATCAGAGAAAGTTTCATTGTAATTTATTGGTGATTGTTTGATACCTTTGATTTTACCATCAGCATTTAAACTTCTAAATAAGTTGTCATATAATTCCTCTACAAACAAAGCAGTTTGACCATCTTGCGCACCTCTACCCAATACTTTAGGCAAGTAGTTTCTTTGTGTTCTATCCATGGAAACGTTGTAATCAAATAATCCTTGAAGAGTTGATTTACCACTCAAAGAGAATGTACCTAACGGGTCATTGGTTGCAGCTGAAAACGCTGGGTTGAATATAATACCAGTTGAACCTGTAACTTCAAATGCTGGTAATTGAGTCGACACATCAACTACACCCCTAGAACGCAATAACGCTACTAGTTTATTTTCAACATCACTATATGATGAACCAGAATAATAAACAGTCACACCAGTTGTTGTACCAGTAATTGATGTTGTCATACCAACACCTGTATAACTTGTTGCATTAACATATAAATTGAAAGATGCACCTGTAAAACTAGAACCTATCTTGATAAATGAAGCACCAATACTTGTACTAGAACCAGTTGAAGCTGTTCCTAAATAAGATAACGCATCTGTTAAGTTTCCAGCGTTAATCAAAGATTGAACCAATGAATCAGAAGATACAAGATTTGTAACTGTACCAGCAGATGTAGCTGAGAAGCTAATCAATGGTGAATATGATGCACCACCACCAGTTGTGCCACTAGTTGCGGTATTTAATGCCGAATCGAGAGTAATACCCCATGCCAAACCAGCATCGTAACCAGAAAAACCCAATACTCTAGTTACGAATAATTGGTTTGATTGAGAAAGATATGATTTTGCTATGTAAGGTAATTCATATTGTGGAAACCCAGTATCTTTTACTTTAGTAGCGTTTAAACCACCGAAGAAAGATTGGAATTCACCATAATTGCTAATAAAAATTGGTTGGAAAGCTGGGCCAATTGTGGTTTCACCTACCAATCCAAGGGTCGTTACACCTACTTGTCGTGTAACAAATGTTAAGTCTTTTTCTGAGGTATAAACTCCTGGACTAACGAATACTTGTGTTGCCATATTGTTTTTGTTTTTGGTTTATTATTTACTTTATCGTTTTGTTTATTATAAATATTAGGTTTTATTCAAAAGTAGTGCCCATCAAAAAGATATATTTAATTTAGTATGTTTTTTTTCATACTTTTATCATACTTATTATAAAAGACACTATGAAAAGGGATAAGAATATAAAAATAACCACAAAAACACATGAAATACTTAAAAAGTATTGTGAACAAAATGGTTTAAAGATGTTTTCTTTTGTCGAAAAATTGATTCGCGATATGTGTATATCTAAGAAAGATATATATGGTGAAAATTAATTAACACCAGAAAAAATAATTTCTTCAAAATCTATTTTATTTAAAATAGATAGGTATTTATTTTTGTAAATTTTTATATAGTACGACATTTTAAAATTTAAAACTTCTAAATTAGAAGCTTTGCTATTTACAACGTTAGATGTTGTTTTTGGCTAACAAGAAAACCTTCTTTTAAATTTCTTTAAGAGCGTTATCTATATCTTCAATAGTATTAGCAAGTACTCCATTGATTTCGGTATCACCAGGCACTAAAGCAATAGTCATATTTTCAGTATTAATGTGTACAAATTCTTCATTTATTATTTCATATGATACGATTTGATAATCATTTTCTCTATATGTTAAGATGTTCTTGTTTATTGATATTTTTTCCATTTTATATTATTTATAGAATTGAAATAACTTTGTTGTTGAGGTATCTGCTCCTGCATTAGTTTTATGCACAATAATCCATTGTGCAACAGTCCAATTAATATTTAATACACTTATTGCTGCTATAGAAGCTACCACATCCGTTAATGTGCTAGTAGTAGTAACACATATGTTGGTAATTGTAGCAGATTCTACTCCAAAAGTTCTTATGATTCTAGTGTATAAAGCTGTGTTTAGAGATTGATAAGTAGCAAGTAATTGTGCTCCACTTATTGAATTTGATGTATTAACGTAGATTCTAGTTGTACAGATTCCTGCTGTACCAGTTTTAGCTCCTGTTTCTGTAAATGTAGGAGTATCGCCTACTACAATAGTTCCTGCTGGTATTTGATAAGAATAACTTATCCCACTTCCTACTCCAGTTATGGTACTAAATCCAGACGTGGCTTTATTGATATATGTATTACCTGTTACAAACCCACTTACACTAAATGTACCACCTGTATTATTTGTAAATGTTGCATTACCATTAGAATAAGTACCACCCGTAACTCTAATATCGGTAGGTAAGTTTAAATATGTGGTGGCAGATAGGGTATTAGCCCTTAAACCAGTTGGGTTTATCACAACACTAGGTGTTGTTATGGTTGTAGCAGATATAGTGTTTGCTGTTAATCCATTGGTGAAAGATGTTGGACCAGTTACTGTACCACCAGTAAACGTCCCACCACCACTAGTTGTTCCAGCAACTACATAACCATTGGCATCAATACCTAAATTATTTACACTAGTACCACCACTTAGATATTTGATGTTAAAATAAGGTACATAAACTGTGTTATCTGTTGTTCCTGTTATAGTTGTACCAAATACTACTGTACCGTTACCTAGAGCTTGACTATTATTACCGTGTACAAATGATGTGTTACCACTAGCCACTGATTGTGAACCACCAGCATGACTTGCTGTACCAAAAGCTATTGTACTGTTTCCTTCAGCATGACTTGCTGTACCTATAGCTGTTGTCGAAGCACCTTCAGCGTGTGAATAATCACCACTAGCTGTTGTACCTTTACCTTCAGCATGACTTGCTTCACCACTAGCTGTTGTACTTCCACCTTCAGCATGACTTGCTAGACCACTAGCTGTTGTCGAAGCACCTTCAGCGTGTGAATAATTACCACTAGCTGTTGTACTGTTTCCTTCAGCATGACTTGCTTCACCACTAGCTATTGTTCTTCCACCTTCAGCATGACTTCCATCACCACTAGCTGTTGTCGAAGCACCTTCAGCGTGTGAATAAGCACCACTTGCAGTTGTGTTACTACCCTCGGCATGTGCTGAAACAATGTTTGATTCATTTTTTGTTAAATTAATAACATATTGTGGGTTGCTTGTATATGCATCTAAACTAGGACTAAACTCAATTAATGTTTCATCTGGGCCAACCATATAATTAACTGTATCAACTGTATACCAAGTTATTTCTCTAGTTAAACCATAACTCAAACTTTCACCAGCTGAATCAATCAATCCAATAACATCACCAACTGAAAATTCAGTTGTATAATCATTAGTTAATGTTATTTGATTAGCAACGTAAGTTAATATAGGATAAATTGGTGAACCAGCTTTATTGTTATAACCTTCAACGTGTGTTCCAATACCTATTGCTAAATTATTGGTACCTTCAGCGTGACTGTAATGGCTATAAGCTACGGTATTTCCACCTTCAACGTGTGATGCGATACCATTAGCAATATGATTACTAGTAGGGCTCATTTTTTCACCTTCAGCATGACTTGCTAGACCACTAGCTGTTGTAACATACCCTTCAGCATGACTTGCTTGACCACTAGCTGTTGTCTGATACCCTTCAGCATGACTTGCTTGACCACTAGCTGTTGTTCTTTCACCTTCAGCATGACTATAATTAACACTAGCAAGTGTGTTGAAACCTTCAGCATGACTTGCTTGACCACTAGCTGTTGTACTGTTTCCTTCAGCATGACTTGCTAGACCACTAGCTGTTGTAGCATAACCTTCAGCATGACTTGCTTCACCACTAGCTGTTGATTGTTGACCTTCAGCATGTGATGAAACACCACTAGCTGTTGTAGCATAACCTTCGGCCAATGAATAATCACCAGTAGCGTCTATACTACTATTATTCTTGGCTTTTATTGTAAATGAGCCAGTTGAAC